GAAGGATGATCACCAATTAACCCACGAAGGGTCAATAACTGAACTTCCAAAGGGAAGTAATCAGTTGCGTTAGAAAGATCCACAGAGTGAACTTTCTTACGTTGGGCGAGGTGTAACTGAACACAAGAAAACGGTTTCGAGTGGTCATGTGTACAATCCCAAGGGAGTGTACGCATTAGAGAGTAAAGTGCATTACCCAAAGGGCGTAATGCTTCTTGATGAACAAGATAAGGAGAAGCGATTGCTCGCAACTTCAAACCTGGTTCCTGCAAGAAATGGACTTCACCACCAATGACAGAGTCATTGTTAGGAAGATCCATACTCCGGATAGATGATTTGAAGGTTTGGATATCCACACCTTCTGACACCTTTCCATAAAGACTCGGAAACTTAGACCAAAGCTCAAAATGAGCGTCGGTTGCAAAATAGATTAGACTCGAAAGTCCAGATCCATTTTGTATCGTACTTCTACGACTGAGTTGAGGAGCCTTCTTGCTCTCTGCACCACGGTGGAATGCAATAGGAGTTGGTACTCCCATTGTAATCCTTCTGTTCTGGGATTTCATGAATCTTTTGTATGATTCACGAAAGTTATCAGATATTTTTGCAGTGTTTGCGGAAACCGCAGACACAAACTTCTCCACTTGAGAATCTGTAAGTTGCAGATTCTTAAACAGAGAGTAACACATAAGAGTGTTAGCAACAGAACGAAAACTCTGTTCACTATTATGTGAATATCTGAATAAGGACCCTATCACTCCTGAGAAAGAACCTCTTCGGTTCTTAGCTGCAGGGGTTAGAAGTGGTAAACCACTTCGGTCCCGGTAGAGATCGACTTTCAGAGATTTCAACCTCTTTACAGTCCATTCTACTCCCGAACAACGAACCCACCTCTCGACAATAGTCGCGAACGGCTTGTGCCAAGGTGTAGGTACTCCATAGACATGTAGCCTATGACAAATCGCTCCCTGTAGTTGAGTGTTAACACTCATCTCTTCCTCCTTTGTGGGGATTTGGAAACTACCCGGGACGCGACGTGCGTCAACGGCTGGTCTAGAC